AGTGCCTTTTTAGCCTCTCTCATATTGTTATAAGTAGTGCTGTCTGTATTATTTAGCAGCTGTACTGGTACATTGTAGATATTACATAGATCTTTAATAGTGGCGTTATATTGCTCTATTAATGATAGATCAGAGGCGTTTAGTCCAAAGTTTACCCAGCTTAGTTTCTTAGGAGTAATGATTACATCCCCAGCATTGTCGCTGCCCTGGTATTGTTGGCGAAATTTATCCTTTAACTGTTTAGCCTGGACCTCGTTTAAATCACCCTCATCGGACATAAGGATACCTCTAGCAGTTTGATTCTGTAGGTATTTAACGCCAGTAGTTAATGCCTGGTTATTAGCATCCATTACTCTGAGTCCAGCCTTGAGCGGCGACATTCCGTAAAGGTGTGATCCTGTGCCATCATAGTAGAGGTTTGGATCTTTGATGTGGCATACCTCCTCTGCTGGGATTCTGTACGTTCCGTTGTACTCTAGCGTGTACTCTTTAACTGGCTCCATAATACCGCCAGAATTAATCTCTACTTTCTGAGAGGGCAATATATACAGCTCTTTGTATTTACCAACTCCAGCACCAGTATCTGGTCCTATGCCATAGATATATCGGTTTCCAGTAAGTTTACCGAAAGCTATTATCTCTTGGATCCAGGAGTTGTATGACTGCGCTGGGTTAGGGCGATCTAGAAGTTGGTGGAGTTCGGTGTCCTCTAGTTCTACCAGCGCTTTTTTCTGTAGCATCTTAGCCTGGAGTACTGTATTAGAATTAAACTCTCCAGTAGTAAGTGCTTTATATCTTTTTAGGTCGTTTTCTTTTTTTATTTCGTATATCTGGAATGGTATGTTAGTCGCTGACTTAGTGATCAGATTTATAAGCGAGTAGATAGTAGCGTTGTATCTATAGCCTTTATCTATGTAGGTATCATCATTCTCTGGATTCCAAACCAGAGTATCGCCTAAGTAATTATAGACTGCTTTGTTGAAGTCTAAGTGAGTTTTTTGTGCGCTTTTAGAAACAAGGTTTTTGAATCTATCTAAGAAACTAGCCATCCAATACGAAAATTTTAATTATACAAAAATAGTAATTATATTACAAAGAAATCAGCACGCTTTGCATATTGACTATAAACGCCATATCTAATAGCATCCATAGCGTGATTAAAGCGATCCATGGGCTTATTTATTATAGTGTCATCCTTTAACTGCTGCCAGTAGTAATTATGATACTCTTTAGTTATATTTTTTGATTCCTGGCTCACTACTATATCAAATTCTTTTAACAATGATATACCAGCGTTAATTGATCCAGTACCCTTTACAGCTGCTTTAACGTACATTCCTAGGCGTTTCATTTCCTCTCCACTCTTAGGCTCTGCTGCATCGTAGAAAATTAGTGTCTGGTCATATCCCAGGCGTTTAATCTCATCCACTATGTCACTGTTTGTTAATCCTGTTTTATAGATTAGCTCATGTATGTAAATAGTATCGCCTTTGCGCACTATGTAATTGGCTGAGGTTGGATCATTTGTATATCCAAAGTCTAAGCCTATAACGCCCTCCGTATCTGTATCAAACTCTGGGAACTCGCTATGAGGTATAAATTTCCAGTTACTAAATATCTGGCGTGCTGAGAATACTGCTTTTTGACCCTCACCAAATACTCTCCAATAGTCTGGATCACGCTCTCTCATTCTCTCTATCTCAAATACTAGATCTGATGATAGAAATTTATTATCCCTGTAGGTTGTTATCCAGGTGTCACAGTCATCTCTTGGAATAATCTCATCATAGATCCAGTGGACAGGATCACTAGGGTTAAAGTCCAGGATAATGTAATCAGTACATCTCATATTAATCTGGCGAAAGTCCTCCATAGATAGCTCATTTGCCTCATTTAGAAATGCTATGTTTCTTTTACGCCCTCTGATTTTCTGGCTGTCATCCACAGACAAATACTCGACTAGATGCCCATTATACATAAAATGACCCTCTACTTTGTTATGTACAGCGCCATCCTCAAATAAACCTACAGCCTCAGCAATCTCTAAAAAGTCCCTTTGTACAGATCCTTTAAGTGCTGGTAATGTTTTACGAACTATTGAAATGACTAAAGGCTCCTTAGACTCTGTTAGCAAATAGATGAGGTACTGGCATATGGCATAGGTTTTCCCACTCCTGGTACCCCCCTGGTGAACTCTGAGCCTGGCATTTGATTCTATAAGTTGGTGAAATTGTACGTTAACTCTCTGTTTCATCTTTGTGATTCGCTGGAATCCACTCAATAACCCTAGATGTTAATCCCCCTGTTTGTTTTATCTCTTGTCTGGTCCCATTTAATCTATGCGCCTCATGCTCCTCAGATATCATTTTCATAGCTGCAATCTGTAGAGATGGCGTTTCTGAATCTATCCACTTAGAAAGCATCTTAGTTTTTTTAGATACTCTCATTTCCTCTACTGCCTTTTTTATAGCGTCAGATTCATGCAACTTATGATTGTAAAAAGTTTCTTTAGAGCAAGGTAAAAACGCCACTATATGCTCCATAAACATTAATTTATGCTTTTTGATTGCAATAAGCGCTTTTTTTTCAAGTTCTTTAGTATCGTATGCCATAGTTATTCCCATCTAAAACTAATACCAATGATTAAGAGGTATATATCTATGCTTTTCATTGTATCATTTTCGAAGCTGTTTAGATATTCAGCTCCAATTACAAAGCCCATTAAAGGATAAATTTGTACCTCAGTCATTATTTAGTTTATTATACAAAAATACATAAAAATCCCAGATAGCTTGCTGGTAATCCTTTGGATCATGCTCTTTATTTGTTGTATGCGCCTGGGAATTAATTACATAAACCAGGATAAATCTACCATTTCGAGGCTTTGGGTAGATCCTTATTCCTTTCTCATCGCACCATTTGAATGCTTTATAATGAATTTCCTCAGTATTTACTATCGGCTTTGTTGTCTTTTGTTTTGGCATAGTTTCTAAAATTTGTAGTGTTTGTATTGGTTTCAGTTCTTTGTGGGATATAAATACAGTATCGCCATATCCATAATTCTTTATTTTGTGATTGTTGTCTATGTAGCCTCTAGTAGTGTATCCTACAAATTCTAGCATTTGGTTTTTATACCAGGTGAGAATATAATACTCAGCGTGTTTGCGTTTGTACTGAGTCACAGGAAACATCAGATTTGGTTTGTTTTTAGAGTCTGAGCATTTAACCTGGATCCCATAGTCAAAGTCAGTTCCATCATCACCTATCCCTACAGTATCAATATTCATTTTTAAACCGCTGTATCTAGCGAAGCCCACCTCTCCTAGCATACCTAAATAGGATCTATATAGATGCTCTTTACCCTCAAAAAAGTTCTGGCTGTTTTTAGTGTTTGTACATCCTACACTATAGGATTTAATAATAGCTACCCATTTGGCTAGTAGATGATCACGCTCTGATATTTTTATAGTCATTCTAAAAAGGTACTTGATCTTTTACTACTGTGAATCTTTGTTTTTTCTCATCTATTGGCTTATAGACGCCTCCATTTTTAAAGTCTGGAGCTACAGTAAACATTCCCTGGGATCCATTTTCTTTACGTTTTACCTTTTGTACATGAACTTGTACAGCATCTGATTTATATTTAGTCAGCTCTCCTAGTGATCTGTAAACTGTAACACAATTAAAAGCCTTATTAAAAAAGTCACTAGATCCAGAGATGTCGTAGGGAGTAGGGATTTTATAATTACCATTTTGATTTAGCTCCATTTTTCTAGGGTGTGCTACTAGGAATAAATGAGTCTTTGTCTGCTGGCAAAATTGTGTAATCTTTGAAAGCATAACCCCCACATAACTATGATCACGCTGTGCTGAATGGTCCAGCATATTCCAGGGATCTATGACTAATAAATTAACGCCCTTTTGAAATACTAAATCTCTAAACGCCTCTAATATTCCATCCAGAGTTAAATTATCTAAATCTATTTTTACAAAATAAAAATGCTCCTCTATAAAAGACTTTGTATTATTTAAATCCTCATTAGTACATAAACGCTCATTTAGCTTATTTGCCAGGCGTTTTATATGTCCCTCATAGGGAAATGACTCTGGAGCAAAAAAAGCAGTCCTATGGCGATATTCTAGAGCCATGTTACATGCTATCTGATCCACTACGTCTGATTTTCCAGAGTTGGGTATTCCTGTAACTACAGTCCAGCTTCCCTCAAAATCAATTTTAAAATAATTATTACTATCACCCAGCCCCACACTATAATTTTTAATACCATTTTCGTTATAATTTAAAACATCATTCCAGATATCATTTACATTTACTACTCCCTCCAGCGGAAAGTGTTTAGAGGTCTTTAAAATGTTTCTAAGTGCCTCAGCACCTTTCTCAGTCAAAACCTCATTAGCATCCTTGTAATCGCCAAATTCTACGTATTTACAGCGATACTGTCCAAACCTCCTAGCAAGTTCATTCCTAAGAGATAAACCAGGCTGATCATTGTCGGTGCAGAGAACTATCTCAGTTTTATCCTTAAAATACTCCCAGCAGTTATCTAAATAATCCAGGCGCTGATTTCCTTTAGATGCTCCATTTGGAACTGAGCAAACAGAATAAATACCAGCCTCATGTAGCGACAGAGCATCCATCTCACCCTCTACTATGTAGATGGTTTTCATTTCTTTTATAGAATCTAAGCCATAAAATATAAGCTCAGCACCAGAAACCATTTTAAAGTTTTTTTCGCCATCTCTATATTTACAGTTTATTATTTTGCCCTCTCTGAAGTAATTAAAATTTATGGCTTTGCGTTTCTTTTGTATCTGAGGAAAGTATTCTACAGATTCCCCTACTTTCCAATGCGATAGAGTAGCTGCTGTTATTCCTCTTTTATTAAACCATTTTTCTGTGAGTTCTGATAAATCAGTTTTAGCCTCTATAGGTTTTACAAATTCTTTTTTTGGTTTAAAATTAACATTACCACTATAGCCACAATTATGACAGTTATAAACGCCTTTCTCTAAGTTAATTGATAGACAGGGATCTTTTTTGTTTTTTCTAGTGTGTGAGCATTTAGGACAAATTACCTTTTGCTCTATGGCATTTCCCCTGGGAATAATACCAATATTTAAAAAATCATTCATTTGTTTGTTTGTTGTTTGGTTATAGGTACTCTAAATTATCTTTTCCAAATTTAATTTTAAATTGATCAATTCGCCTCAATCCAGATTTATTATTTTTATCTCTCATGGTAGTGAATGAATATTGTACAGCACTCCACCAGCTATCTTTTTTAGCCTCTTGTATAATAAAATACAGCTGTCTAGGGTTTACTTTATCTATCTCATCCGCTAATCTAATGACGTTTAACCATTTTATTTTTTCTTTGGTGTTCTTTGGGTGAATCTCTGGAGGAAATAATTCTTTTATATGCTCGTATGCTTTTAAATAAATTTCTTTAAAATCCGACACTTTTTTGAAAGTGGGGGTATTATTACTTGTATTATTACTATTATTAGTATATATATTAACCTCCACATTTTTGTCCCCACCCTGGGGATCTTTTTGTCCCCCCTGGACATTTTTGTCCCTAGGGTATGCAGTAGTAATTTTAATACTCCTTTTGATTACTAATTTAGTATCCTTATCATACTCCACTACAGTAGTTATGAATCCATTGTCCTGGAGCTGTTGGATCCACCTGGAAACAGTTTTTTTATCCACCTGGTAGAGTTCGGCAAAGTATTTATTTGTTGCCCAGCAAATGCCTGTTTTGTTACTTAGGGCGGTTAGCTCTCCAAAAAGTAATTTCGCATTAGCGGTCAGTTCGTTATTATACCTAACCTCAGCTGGTATTATTGCATAATAGTTTGGTTTCATGCTTTATGTATTATCTACTAAATTTTTTATCCTGTCACAAAAAGATCTAATATCGCCGAAAATTTTCTGGAACTGCTCCAGCGTTATTTTGTCATCATCGAATAACTCCCATAGAATTTCAATTAATAAATCATACTCTACACTAGTCATAGTACCTACATATTCAAAACATACCGACATATCCCCAGCAGTTGTATCAGTACGCCACATTCTCTGATCAATTTCATTCCAGTAAACATTTCTATATTCACTCATAATCCATGTAATTATCTATAATTTCTTTTGCAGCATCAAATGAATTACACCACTGCGCATCCCAGGAGGCATTTTTAAGCCTCTCTAAGCAATTAAACTGGTTTTCTGTAGGTTTATTATATCCTACTTTTAATTCGAGCGCTAAGCCGCTGTAATTCGTTTTAGATTTAAAGACCAAAACATCTGGAACTCCAGCAGTGCCTCCTAAATATTTAAACTTGTAGCGCTCAAATGGTGAGCGTTTGCCCTCATTAGGTACATGAATAGCAAAAGTTCCAGGGTACTGCATTTTAATATAGTTCATAACGCTGTTTTGGAGTCGGTCCTCTTTTGTTAAATACTTTTCGAATGGATTTTTTGTCGGCATATCTTAGGAATCCTGGATGTATAAATTTAGGTATTATCGCTTTAGGAGTTTTCCACTCATTTGATTTTAACTGGTTTACCTCCTTAAACAAAATTATATAATTCCTTTTAAATTCATTATCAGTTTTAATTAAATCTTTGCATCCATTAATATTATGCAAAGCTGAAGCGTGATCTCTCTCCATAGATCTACCAATTTCATTAAGTGGTTTTTTAGTAAATTCTCTGCATAAATGAAAGTATATTTTTCTGGCATCTACTAAGTGCCTTTTTCTAGATCTTACATTTATAAAAAAACCAAAATGATTTTCTACCTTTCTTTGTATTTGTTGTAATTCCATATCTATAATATTAAAGCGCCATCATCCATATAACCAGCAGCTGTATAACCTTTCTCTATTCCAGTGCCTAGATAAAATCTCCAATCACTTAAAGCTCTATTATAT